CTTAATGAGCCGAGAGGATGTTTCCGAAAAACTGAAAGATTTCATCAAGTTGTTGATGTAATCCGCTGAAGCTTCAACCGAAATCCGGAAATGCGCTCAGACAGACTGTTGTTTTCCTTTGACCAATTGAAGGACGCCCTCGTCCTCCGTCATCGTATAGGGTTGAGCAATGATGAGATATTCTAACGAGGTTGCCGCACGATTGTGGATGAACAATTCTTCGTTGATGATGTGGTCGGGGTCTAATCTTTCCCAAGAATTGACTTCAAGTTGGGTAGGAGTTCCCATGGTCATCATGGCCCAAGCGAAACATGCAGGGTCATTAGCGGGCAATAGTGCCGTAGGAACGATGGTGTCGCTCAGAGACAAACACCCAATTGCAGTTTGACCAACATCAAGATCCGTGGACCATACCGTGAAATATGTGACGCGAAGGCCATTGGTGAAGATTCCATCATCAACAACCAATTGGCGTGTTTCGTTTTGTTTCAAACTGCCTCGTAATGTACGTGCTCCTTTCCTCACTTTCTCAACTCCTTGTGAGCGGCTTTGACTGCTTTCTTGAAACCGTCCTTCTTCCAAGAACCGTTCTGCTTACGATACTTCATCGCTTGACGCTTGAAGGCCGCTTTGTATCGGCGGGAGTACGCTGACGCTTTCCGAGACTTGGGGACCTTTGCGGCGGCGACGGCCCCAGTGGTGGTCCCCTCTACAAACGCTTGAGTAGTGCCTGGAGGGAGGCGGGTCAACGCGTTGACGGGGACTAGAATGGCGTCAGCAAGGCCACGCATTTGAGCGGCCAGCATTTGGTTCCGCCTACAATTCGGACAGTCGTCGGCCATGTTGATCGAACTCACTGCTGAGAGAGGGCGAGGGCCATGGCCGCTTGCTGGCTGAGAGTCTCCACGGTGCATTCCATCACGATAACCACGTTACCTGCCGCAAGTTGAGCGTCAGCATCGGCACCAAGGTAGAGGGATTCTACGGCGATAAGGTAGCCGTTCGTCCAATCTTGGGGCAAGATGTCGCTGTCATTGGACAGGAAGGTGTAGCCAGTGGTTCCACCGTCGTTGGCAATGTCTAGGCGACCAGTGGACACCACGGATCGGTCAGCGGCTGAGACAAGGCCAGCTTGACTTTGTGTGGTTAGTTGCCAAGGCAAATGGGCTTGAGTGTTTGCAGGGATGCTCCAATCATCAGTCAAGCCGGGGAAGGTTTGGACAGCGATTGAATGAATCCGAAGAACGGACTTCCCGAGGGCATCCACATAGGCCCCTAGGTCAACTTCGGTTTGATTGAATGCGCCACCTGTAGAGGTGACCGAGGCTCGGATAAAAAAGGAGTCAGTGCTTCTTGCCATGTTTCCTATCATGATAGGTAGGGTGTATAAGTATAATGTAGGCTTTTGAATCAGTAAGGGCCGTTTCTTGTATTGGTTTATTGCTTGCAGTAAACCGTTTCGCCGGTTTTTTGGCAACATTCCGATTGTTAAATAAACAATGACGCCGTGGGAGTGGCATGGACGCCCGGAGATACGACCGAAACGCCGACCAATTGAGCCAAATCTTTTGGCATTACACCCGACTTCAACGCCAAACATCCCATTTGAACATGGGAACTGGCAATCCAATGGTAAATCGCATGCTTGAATTGCTTCAAGAAGCCCTGCAGGTAAACGATGATATTGCTGGATTGACTGAAAAGGGGTTGATTTGATGCGTGACATTGTTCTTCAATGCCCATTCTGCTCATGCAAGATACGTTCTCAAGGCCGCAACATGTCCGACACGGCGATGTCCTTGGTCAATCATTTGCTTCACGACCACGCGGGGGAAGAAGAATGACCAAAATCCTTACCATTTCGCTTCCCGAGGCAATGGCTCAAGAGATAGACTACCGCGCTCGGGGCCGTCGTGGACGGTCGGAATGGATTCGTGATGCCATTCAAGCCAAGTTGAATGGAAATCCGGACGGTGACCTTACCGTGATCGACGCTACAACTCGTCAACTCATGGCGGCCTTAATGAGCCGAGAGGATGTTTCCGAAAAACTGAAAGATTTCATCAAGTTGTTGATGTAATCCGCTGAAGCTTCAACCGAAATCCGGAAATGCGCTCAGACAGACTGTTGTTTTCCTTTGAC